GGCAAAAAGCAGCGGTTCATCCGCATCTCAGAGGACAAGATCGAGATGGAAGTTTGCCTAGACGCGGATGAAGCCGTCACCGCTGCGCTGGCTGCGCAATACGTGGCCGCTGATAGATGCGGGGATGACGCGCGGGCATTGCCTAGAGTGGATGGTGACGCGCGGGTATCCGCTGCCGCCCCGTTCGGCCTGCGTGTTCTGCCCGTACCGGAGCGAGGCCGAATGGCGCGCCCTGCCGCCCGATGAGTTCGCGTCAGCGGTCGAGGTAGACCGCGCGATCCGCCAGCACGGCGAGAGCTTGCACCCCAGCGGCAAGCCATTGGAGGCGGTGGACTTGACCCCATCGACCCAGACTGATGCGTTCGGGAACGAGTGTTGGGGGATGTGCGGTGTTTAGGCTTTCTGACAGCGCAGCAGCACCACAGGTGAAACCATGATGAGCGACTACGAGTGTGAGACCACCTGCCCTCACCGCGACAGGCTACAGACCGAGCGCGACCGACTTCGGGCCACCCTTGGTCTCGTGGTTAGCGTCGCCAATGCCCGTGACGGGCTGGACTACACATGGGCTTGGGAACAGGCAATTGCCCTACTGCGGGAACTGCCGCCGGGGGCTGACGAGGTTGAAGCGTCGAAGCCACGCCACTTGCCCGCCTAGTGGTTAATTAAATACACCGAAAATGCTTGACGGTCAGGAAATACGGCGTATATTAATAACCATGTCGGCACGGTGCTGGCGGGAGGCGGAAAGTGAACAAGGGCGCGCGGGTTACTCGGAACGGCAAGCTGTACGAAGTGGCGCAGGTGATGGTGGACACGAAGCCCCGCGCGGGCGTCGACTGGACCGGACAGACCGTGCTTTGGGTCAAGCCGATCAACCCGAAAACCGGCCGCCCTTGGCAGGCGGGGATGGAACGGCCGGCCACCGAATTCGAGGTGGCCTGATGACCGCCAAACGAGGCAGGGGCCGCCCGCCCCTGTCTGGCGAGACGGGCGAACGGTATCAGGTGACGATCCCCCCAACGATTGCAGACCGCCTGCGAGCGTATGGCAACGGGTCGTTATCGGCCGGGATCATCAAAGCAGCAAAACGCATCAGGGTGCCAAGCCATGAGCCCGTGGGTTGATCGTAGCGTGCGGCTGCCGAAGGAGCGCGGCGAGTACCTGGTCTATAAAGCCGGGATCGGGAAGGTCGCGATCGCCAACTACGGCACGAGCAAGCATTTCGAGAATGGCAGGGATGATCTGCTCGGCGTCGGCAATCCCTACCGCATCACGCATTGGATGCCGCTGCCGGAGCCGCCGAATATGCCTTCCATTAACGAACCGGTGCCTGCGGCCGATGCTTTTACCGCCGCGCGCGAGATGCACCTGTACCAGTCGGGCTACTCGCACGGCCATCGTGACGGCCGCGAGGATGCCGCTCGCGAATCCACTAGAGCACCTGAAACCGTGGCAGGTAGCCGGGAATGACCGAGCGCGTCGTCTATCTCGCGTACCGCAACCCCAACGCGGAACCGGAGGCGCGAGATATGACCGCGTGCTCACACTGCCGAAACAAGACGTTTCTGATCGTGCACGATAAGCCGGAGGGATTCCCGATGATTCAGTGCGCAGCGTGCGGAGCCCATATCGGGCGGATGGGGTGGGCCAATGGCGAGTGAGGGGTGTGGGTACTGCGGCCTCGATGCCGACGAAATCCCGTGGAAGTCCTGTCCGCTTCAGGTCTCGCCATGCGGGAAGATGCAGGCGCAGCTTGACGCCCTGTACGCCGAGAATGAACGGCTGAAAGCCGCACTGAAAAAGGTCGGCGATGACTATCCCGGCTCGTCCTGCCAGCAGTGGTGCTACGAGCAGGCGGGAATACCGTTCCACGTAGACGCTGCTCTACCGGAGGACAAGTGATCGACCCGAACGGAGTGTATGCGTGGGCGTTGCGCTGGCGCGGCATCGAGCCGGGCGAGGAATGCCCGGAGTGCGGCGGTTCCGGCTGGATCGTCTACGGCTCGACCGCGACCTACATGGGCGGGATCGGTGGCGCTGCGATGACGCCGGGCGCCTGCAACGTCTGCTGGGGCAGTGGGCGGCGAGACAAGATCTGGCCGAGCCATAAGGCGATGAAGCTTTCTGCCCGCGCCACAGATAGCCCAAAAGATTCAACCACAGGAGACTGACGACATGAGTTCACTGCTGACGAAGAAAGCGACCGGCAAGCTGGTCATTGCGATTCTGGATCGCGGCTGGGTGTTCATCGGTCGCGCGACCGAAGATGAGCATTCGTTGCAGCTCGAAGGTGCCGACTGCATCCGTTGCTGGGGAACGAGCAAGGGGATCGGGCAGCTCGCGCTCGAAGGCAAGCAATCCGAAACCGTGCTGGACCCTGCTGGCAGCCTGAGCGTGCCCAAGGGCAGCGTGATCGCGCTCATCAACGCGAGTGAATCGGTATGGCCGGGCCGGTAAGCGCGCTGCCGACGTCCGGGTACGGGTCCGGGTACGGGAACGGGTACGGGAACGGGTCCGGGTACGGGACCGGGTACGGGTACGGGTACGGGTACGGGGACGGGGACGGGTCCGGGTACGGGAACGGGTACGGGAACGGGGACGGGTACGGGAACGGGTACGGGTACGGGTACGGGAACGGGTACGGGTACGGGGACGGGGACGGGTATCCCGGCTCTACGTCATGAGCGCCACAGATAGCCGGGAGGGAACGTGAAACCACTGCCGAGAATCGAGGGCGAGGTCCAGCGGTATCAGCTCGGGCCGGACGGCGATGAGTGGGTGAAAGCCGACGACTACGCCGCCCTGAACGATTACGCCGCGTTGGTCCAGATGGAGCGCGACTCGGCCCGCGCCGAGGTCGAGCGGCTGAAGCAGTACGAGCCGCTGCCCAATGGCGTGCCGGTGGCGCTCTACAATGCGCGCAAGGAGATCGAGCGCCTGAAAGCCCGCGAGGAAGCAGCGCAGCGCCTGCTTGTACCGGTCAGGACCCAGAAGACCGGCACGGCCGAGCATTACATGCAGTGGCAGAAAGACTGCGACACATGGCTGGCCGGGCTTTCTGTCCCACGGACGGTAGTCGGTGAGTGTGCTTTCTAGGGGTGCGCCTCGCGCGGGCGCTAGACCGGCCGGTAGGGCAGAATCAACTGCCGCCCCTAAGAAAGCGCATTCCCGGGTACCTGTACCACGGCCCGAAAGCCGCTAGCGCGGCCACGCCCCGCAGACATTCACGGCAGCCGCGGCTCCGAGGGCTCGGTCCCGCTCCACTCGCGCAAGTAGGTCTCCACCTCGCGCAAGTAGTTCTGCACCTCGGGCCGAGAGGGCTCGCTCGCCGGCAAGTTCGCGCAGGCATCCGGCAAGCTCGGCGGGCTCGCGCACTGGATCGCGACGGGCTGCAAGGTCTTGCAGCCGGCGAGTGAGAGCGCGGCGATTAGCGTCCAGACGGTCAATCTCGGCGCGGGCATCGGCGATTCTCCGGTTCGACTCAGCAACGGCACGGGCTTCCCTGTCTCCCCGGGCATCGGCCTCGGCCTGCGCGACTCCCGCGGCCGCTGCGGCCTTCCTGGCCGCTTCCTGCCACGGGAGCACGGCCTCCGCGGCTCGGCGGTCACCATAGGCCTCGAGTGACGTCCAGAGGCCCCAGAGCACGCCCCCGGCGATCAGGACGACGAGCACGCCCTTCCAGTGCGCCCAGAGCCACGACCAGACGCGCAGTGCAATGTCGATCGCGATCACGGCCCGGGGTCCGGCTTGCCCGACATGGTCGCCGACCGCCCGCCGGATCGCAGCAGGTCGGCCAGGCTGTTGGTCGCGTAGCCGATACCGAGCGCACTGGCGAGGTTCAGGGTGTCGGTCGCGATCAGGGTCGCGAACGCGAGCCCGTTGCCGAGGATCGCCGTCAGGGTCTCCGGCCAGTACTTGCCGAAGTACTCCACGCAGGTCGGCACCACGATCCCGTCGCGCCGCGCGGAGACGATCTGCTTCACCGCCGACAGTGCGGTCGCGATGTACATCGCCGCGAGCAGGATCAAGGGATTGCCGAGCAGTGCCTTCAGTTCCTCGGTCGTCATGCTTCGTTCCTCGAAAGCGGGCCGTTGCTGGCGAGCAGTGGCAGGAAGGAGTCGAGATGCCAGCCCCAGTCGGCCAGCGCCTCGGTCGGCCAGCGGGCCGCCAGGAGCCGCGCGGGGGCGAATGGGGCGATGCTGATCGAGTCCGACTGATTGCCCCCGAGGGTCAGGATCGCGCCCGTGTCGGTGCGTCCGACGGCGAGGCCAACGTGCCCCTGCCCTTTTCCACGGTCATAGACCACAACGGCGCCGACGACGGGCCGGTCGAGCCGGGTTCCCCAGGTCGACCAGGCGAGCGCCCGGTAGTAGTCCTTCGGGTAGGCAATGGCGGCCTGCTGCATCCAGTGCGCGACCGCGCCGCCGCACCAAGGCTGACCCAGCAACCAGGATCCAGACAGCGACGCCCATACCTTGCGCAGCCAAGGCGAGTCGTTCGGGCCCAGCGTCTCGCGCTGGCCGAGGTCGGCCCGCGCCTTCGTGAGCCAGACTGGCTCGATCACGTCTTGTCGACCTTGCCGTCTAGCTTCGATTCGATGCGCTCGAGGATCGACTCGACGCGAGCGGCGTGATCGTGGAAGTCATCGCGGCGGACGTAGGTCTCGGCATTCGCTTTCTGGATCGCTGAGACCTCGCGCCGCATCTCCTCGATCGCCGACCATGTGGCGCGCAGTACGGCGCCGCCCAGCATCCCGAGTAGCCCGACAACGATGTTCCAGGCCTCCTGGGGGCTCACTGGGAGAGCCTCCATCGGATCGAAAACTCCTGTAATCTTTGCCAATGGCTCACGCTAAGAACCTCGTAGGACTAAAGTTCAATCGGCTGACGGTGCTGCAGAGATCCGGCACTCGGATCGCGTTAGATTTTCGGGAATGACTCCCGCCGATGCTGTATCCGCTGCGCGGAAGTCACTGCAGACGAATCCCCAGAAGCAGTAGATCTCGCCCGAGGTTCGGGTCTGCCGTGTCGGCGTTGCTTCTGTGGCGATAGGCCAGCGACAGCCGATCGGTGACCCGCCAGCGCAGCAGCAGCGAGAAGTTCGCCCGGGTGTTGTAGGCATCGGCCGAGCTCTGCGCCGCGAGGCCTGCGCCGATGTCGAAGCGCCCGAAGCCGTCGACCAGCAGGCACTCGGCGACGCCCTGGTTGCGCTGCGGCTGGCCGTTGTAGGTGCTCGAGCCGACGATCCCGAACCCGCATTCGTAGCTGTAGTCGCCGACGCCGCGGTTGCGCCAGGACTTCACGAAGCCGATCGAGGGCGTATGCCCGCGCACGATGGTGGACCCCGCCTCGATCTGCAGGCCTTCGCCGCGGCAGGTCGTCGCATAGGCCAGTGTCAGGACGACGACGAAGCCGACCAGGACATACCGGACAGGGACCTTGTGCGGGAAGATGCGAGCGATCCAGTCCAGCACGCGCGCACGGGCGCACCTCGCGAGGTCGCGATAGTCGAAGGCCATAGGGGGTCCTCTAGCGGATGTCGAAGTAGTCGATCTCGATCTGGCCGGCCGCCATCAGGGTGGCGCCGCTCGAGAAGAACTCGATCCGTCCGACGAGGTAGTAGTCGTTCACCGTGGCGCCGAGCGTCCACGTCACCGACTCCTCCTGCCAGACGTTGACGGTGCGGCTATTGATCGATGTCAGGCCGCCCGGGCTGGAGAGCTTGCGATGGACCGTCGAAACGGATCGGTCGTCGCTGTAGGTGACGATCGACAGATCGAGGAAGACCGAGTCGCCGCCCGGGCTGGTCGTCCAGGTGTTCAGGCGCCGCCAGCGGCAGTACGCCGTGACCGAGCGGCCCTTGATGACGCGCACGCGCCGGATCGGGAAGCGGTTCGGGTAGTCCTTCTTGTCAGGGGTCTCGAGGTAGACAACCGGGTTGCCGCCGCTCGTTAAGATCTGGCCCGCGACGTCGACCAGGGCCCGGCCGCCGATGACGCCGCCGGTCTTCGAGAGCGTCCACGCCGACGGAACCCCGGTGCGCCAGAGGGTGTCCTCGGCGTAGATGAAGTCGTGGTCGGGCGCCGCGAAGCTGGAGTAGTACGGGTCGAGGTTCGGCGAAAGCGCCTTGCGGTGCTGGTCGCCGAAGCTGAGCATCGTCCAGCGATCGAGGTGCGTGGTGCGGGCCGTCGTGGATCCGTAGTTGTGGATGATCACCGGAGCGACGCGCACGGTGCCGCGGCGGAGGGTGTAGTACCGCTCGCCGGCCAGCAAGTAGCTCAACTGGTCCGTCGTCTCGCTCACCTGGTTGACGTCACGGAAGCGGGCCGACCGCTCGACCCAGCTTGAGGTGAGCGCCTCGCCATTCCAGAGCGGGTATAGGAACGTCCCGCCCTCGACGTTCAGCGCGATCTGAGTGCCCGCCGCGTAGGCATTCGGCACGGTGACGCCCGCCGGCAGCGTATAGCGCCAGACGCCGCCGCCGAGGTCCGTCTTCGTGATCGAGGAGAGGCCGACCGACAGGAAGTTCGAAAGCCGTGTCCAGTAGCTTGGGTTCAGCGCGTAGCCGTTGACGTTGAAACACAGCGCCTTGAAGCCCGAGACCAGGGACCAGTCGTCGGCGTGCGCCAAGACGTCGAGCGTCGTGGCGCCCGCGGAGACGCTGGCGTTGAGTTCGGCCACCCGCGAGACATGCGCGCGGGCGTGGGTGATGTTGTTGCCGTCCTCATCGAGGCAGGCAACACCGGCGAAGACGATGTTCGAAGCGTCCGGGCTCTTCAGGGAAAGCCGGAATTCGTACTCGTGCAGATCGGCGACGACCGGGATCGACTGATCCGGCGTGATGTTGGTGCCCGCCATCGCCGGGGTCGCGAAGTACGCCCCGCCGGTGTCGACGCCGCCGGTGGCGACGTAGGTCAGCGCCGGGGGCGTGAACAGGCCCAGCCCCGTGAAGTTGCGGTTGTCCCCGAACTCGCCCGTCCCGTTCGTGATCAGGTTGCCGGTCGAGGTCATGGTCGCGCGGTCGTCGGCCTTCGCATCGCCGGCGATGTCCACCCAGCGCGTGCCGGTCCACTTCTCGACGCGCAGGTAGTCGACCTGGGTCGTGCCGTCGCCCTGGTCGTAGTTCGCGATGATCAGGGGGCGGAAGTACGCCGCGCCCGTGAACAGCGTCGAGGGCTGGTCCTCGCTCGGCGCATAGCCGACCGGGGTCGTGCTGACGCCCGAGAAGTAGCCGATCGAACTGACCCAGGTCCCGAGCGGCACCGAGCCGAGGTCGAGCCCCGAGGCGCCGATGTAGTGCTGGTTCGCCTGGGAGTTCAGGCCGTTGACGTTGAGCAGCGTCACGCCGTCGGCGGCGACGGCGGCGACGCCCGCGAAGAGGCGGTCGTTCAGCGCATTGGTCGGCGCCACCGTGAGGCGTGCGCGCACCGTGACGCGGTAGAAGCCGCCCGGGTCGAACGGGACGTTCCGCTTCAGGACGAACCACCGCTGGCCGCCGGAGACCTGCAGGACGCGCCCGCCGTAGGATCCCTGGCCCGTGGGATAGGTGACGATGCCGTTCCCGCTGACCGAATCGTAGCGGTCGGCGACGTTCTGGCCCTCGAACGTCTCGAGGAAGTCGACCTCCTCGGGGACGTCGGCATTCGCGACCGCCTGCGCCGTGGCCTCGACCAGCGACACGGTGCCCGGGAACCAGGCGGAGTAGACCGTCGTATTGTCGTCGATCTCGAGCTTCGTGCGCGCCCAGTAGAAACGCCGCTCCTGCTGCACGAGCTGGTGGTTCAACACCGAGCCGCGAATCGTGTCGACGATCTCGGCGTTCGCCAGCGTCGAGGCCGAGGTGTAGATCTCCGTCACGACGTCTGGAATGTCGGCCGGCGTGACGCGGATCTGAATGTAGCCGGGGCCGGCGGTCGCGCTCAGGCCTTGCGGCGGCGGCGGCGGGTCGTCGACGTCATCCGTCGGCAGCGACTCGGCCGGGATGTACTGAATCCGGTGCGCGGCGTTCGAAAGGTCGAGCGCGGAGACGATCTCGGGCCCCTCGTAGCCGGCGTAGGGCTGCTCTGACCGGTTGCGCCGCTGGTGCGCCCGCGACGGCAGGAACAGGATCGGGAATTCCGCGCTGTAGAACGGCGCCGCGACCGAACCCGTCACGCCGTAGAACTTGCTCGTGAGGTCGGGCACCGACACGGTCGGACCAGCGTCGAGCAGGATCAGCAGCGCGCCGGGGCCGCCCGCGCCACCCGTGCCGGGGTAGAAGTTCTTCCCCTGCGAGAGATACGGCGACGGCGAGGCGGTGTCGGCACCGCGCAGCGTGATCTGACCCGAGGCGCCGAAGTCGACCCGGCGCGCGATGATACAGAGCCCTGCCCCGCCAGCGCCGCCCGTGCCGCCCGCCGCGCGAAAGGTAGAGCCCTCGATGACCTTGCCGCCAGGGCCGCCACCGGTGCCACGCAGGTCCGTCGGCAGGCCTTGCAGCGTGTTCCCGGAGACCGAGAGCGACAGGAACGGGAAGGCGTCGAAGCGCCCCTGCGTGGTCGGGACGGGCTGCGACTCCATCTGCGGATTGCCGCCCATCTCGGTGACGCGGATGCCGTCACGCCCGCGGCTGTTGCCGATGAAGCCGGGATTCCCCGAAAGGTACGGGGACACCGCGCCGTCATCCGCGACGCCCGCGAGGCCGCCATAGTTGCCGTCGATCGTGCCGTTGATCGTCAGCGCGCCGCGGACGCGAAGCTGCCAGTTGCTCGCGATCTTCAGGGTCACGCCGTTGGCGATCGTCAGATCCCCGTCGTGATAAAAGATCGCCCCCGCGTTGGTCAGGTCGGCGTTTCCGCCGATGGCCGTCCCCGGCGCCACCGTCAGGACGTTCGACGCGATCGTGATGCCCGATACGGACGAGAGCGCGGTCCCCTGCGACGTGTAGAACGCATCGGGCAGAGGGAAGGACGTGATGTCGGAGGGCGGCGTGGTGGCAGGCCGGGACGTGGACCCGAAGAGATCGGCGTCGAGGTCGCCCGTCTGGTGATTGATCGATAGCCGCTGCACTTCGAAGGCGCTGTCGATCGTCGATCCGGACCCGGTGTAGTCGCGAAGGTTCTTGACCTTGACGCGCGCGACATCGCCCACCTCGAGACCCGAGAGCGATGCGAGGAGTTGCACCTGCAGCCGCTTGGGCGGGGCGCTGTACCGATCGCGCAGCGCGAAGAGGCGCTGCCAAATGACCGTGTCGGTATGCCGTGACCCGTAGAGCCCCCGCCATTCGATCTTCTTGACCGGCGCGGTGCCGTGGACAAGGGTGCTCTTTCTATCGATGAACTTCGACCGGCGCCGCGGCTCTTTGCCGTCATAGCTCCAATCGACCTGGAACTGGTTGATCATCCCGCTCATGTCGTGCGTCAGGGCGGAATGGCTGACGACCTCGCGCTCGGTCAGCGTAACGACCGAGGCTGCGTCCGAGGTGAGAGCCGCCATGCGTCGCAGGCCGATGCGGCCGTCGGCATAGATCGGGGAGAAGCAGCCCATCGGCTGGTAGACCTGCTTCTCGAGGAAGGACTTTCCGTCCTGCCCCTTCTCCTGCGTGAAGCGCAGGATCAGGCCGAGCAGATCGTTCGAAGTGTCCCAGAGATCGGGGCCGACTCCGGTGAAATCCGACAGCTTGACCATCGAGGTCGAGATGCCGAGATGCCAGTTCGAGGGGAGCGTGCCCGTCTGCCCGTGCAGGACTCCGGTCAGGATGGCATACGCGAGCTTCGCGGCCGGGAGCTCAAGATAGACGACCTCCTCGACCTTCGTGCGCTGGTCCGCCGCGGTCGCGGCGTCAACGGCGTGCGGCTTCGCCCGCGTGTTCAGCGCGCCGCGGGTGCAGCCCGTGAAGCTGTCCGGGGTCTTGCCCGTCCAGCGAATGATCTCGTCCTGGATCTTGATGTAGCCGCAGGTGATGCTCGGGGCGTCCGACCACGAGACGCCGTGCTCGACCGCCAGGAAGGCCGCGGTGTCATAGACCGCGATCGTGGTGTCGGTATCGGTGCAGGAGAGGCGCAGCGTCGTCGCCTTGGGGTCGAAGACGTCTTTGCGCTGCTCGCGGGTGATGTCAGAGCATTCGATCGAATAGCCGCCGAGATCGTACTCGGCGTCGCGGATGATCTGGGTCTGGAAAAGCGAGAATTCCGACCAGGTGAACCCCTCGAAGCCGCGGTACAGCCGCACGGTCTTGCCGCGCAGACCCTTCGAGGAATTGAGTTTGCTCCGGAACTCCGTGGTGATCGCGCTATTGCGATCGACCAGAGCGAAGGACATCGAGCCGATCTCGGAGCGCCCCTCGTCCGGCACGATGCGCTGCGACACCGCCGAAATGTCCTCGACGACGCCTTCGAAGACCGTGCCCGGAACGCCCGATATCCCCGAGTGCGACGTGAAGTAGAGCGAGCCGGTCTCGAATTCGATGTTGACGACGAAGCGCGGGCGCCGGTCAGCCGACCGGTCGGCCTGCGCGAATCGGACAGAGTCGTATCTCACAGTTCGCGGACGCCGAAGGAGAACTGGAACAGGTCATTAGCGCCGCCCTGTCCGCGCATCACGAAACGATCCAGCGTGTAGCCCTGATCATCGGAGATGAAGACGCCGGAAGCCGGGGATCGAAATGCCGACGTTCCGTAAGGGTCGAAGGTGAAGCTCTGACCGTCGTCGACGGATTCGAGGAACTCGATGATCAGCGCCGACTGGTCGAGCGGCACTGGCTCAGTCTGGACCGAATAGATCCGCTTCGAGTAGTAGTAGAGCGTCTCCGCGGCGCCAGACAGAGAGACCTTGCGCGACGTCTTTCGATCTCGGCGGATATCGCAACGCACCAAATTCGGAAGCGTCAGCGAATAGGGAGAGTCGACCACATGTCCGGGTGCGAGGCTCCGGCGGGCGACGTACTCGACGAATGCCATCAGCCGAGCCCCGCCGTATCGAATGCCTGGCGCGAGTTGCTGCCGAAGATCGTCACGTCGCGATCCACTTCGTCACGCAGCACCGTCACCAGCTCGTCGATCGTGTTCCGCGAAATGAAGCCGCTGATATATACCGTCGTGCCGGCCTTGGCCGTCGCGCCAGTGGCAACCGTCTCGCCGACGTCGGTCTTGTTGAGCGCGTCGGAACCGCCGACCCCGCCTCCGATCGCGATCGAGCCGGACGGGTTGTCGAACGAGGTGGACTTGATCTTTGCGATCTGCACGGCGCCGAATGCCGCCACCTTGGCCGCTGCCACGAGGTTCGCCGGGAAAGGAACCGACCGGAGGGCATTGGCGACGCCGCTGGCCGTATACCAAACGGCCTGAGCGAGCGCGATGCCCTGCTGAACCTTGGCGAACTTCTTCGACACGCCCGACATACCCGTGAAAAGCTGCGTCGCGATCTCGAGGATCGACTGCGACTTGATCTGCTCCCAGTTGATCTCATCGAGTCCGAGGTTCCTGCGAACCTGGGCAAGCAACGCCGAGAGATCGGACTGGTACTGCACCTGTTGCTGGAAAATCTCGTTTTCCTGCGTCACACGCGCGATCAGCCCCTCGCGGTCGACTTCGATCAGGAGCTGGTTTTCACGCCTCTTTGCCTCTATGCGTTCCTGCTCATCGAGCCGGCGCGCATCGCGCAAAATTTTAAAGTTCCTCAGCTCCTGCTGTAACCGATCGTCTTCGGCCGACTTCTTCGTGGCGTCCTTGCCGGCCTGTTCCTGCAACTTCTTCAGGATGGCATCGGCCTCCGCGAGCGCCGCCTGCGTCGCCGCCTGCGCGCCCGCACGGCCTGCCTGAGCCGCAGCCGTGGCCTGCGCCGTATTCTGCAGGCTGATGATCTGCGCCTCTGCCGCGGCGATTTGCTTGTTATATTCTTCGATCTGTTTCGCGTCGAAGACCCCGATCGCGGCGCCCGCAGTGATAAGCGAGTCGCGCGCCTTCTTCAGCGAAATAATCCGCTGCGTAACTTTGCTGATCGGGTTGTCGTCGCCAGGACCGAAGAAAAACAGGGCATTCTCGCCGAGCAGGTTTGCGGCGTTGCCGAGTGTCGCGCCCTTCAACTTCTTCAGCGCGCTATCGAGCGCGGCGACGCCCGCGGCTGCGCTGACGGTGAGGGTATTCCCGAGTTCATCGGATTCGCGCGCCATGCGCCGGATCGCTTCCGATCCGCCGGAAAGCAGCGGCACAAGATCCTGCCCGGCCTTACCGAAGACCTTAAGCGCAAGGGCCGTGCGTTCCGCCGGGTCAATGATGTTCTGAAATGCATCGGCAATCCGGGCGAACTGGTCCTCGAGTTGCAGGCCGCGGAGTTCTGTCGCGCGAAGGCCAAGCCGTTTGAAAGCTTCGGCCGCCTCCCCCGTTCCGAGAGATGCCTCGACGAGCGACTTTTGCAGCCCGCGAATGCCCGTAGTAAGCGAGCCAAATTCGACATCGGACTGATTGGCCGCAAAGGCAAGACGCGAGAGGGAATCGACCGCCACGCCCGCACGAGCAGCAGCGTCGCCCATTGCGTCCGCGGCATTGAAGACCTGCGTCGCGAATGCAGCGATAGAGCCTACGGATAGGATTCCGGCGAAGGCGGAGCCGGCGCGCCCGATGACGTCCGTAAACGCACCGAAGTCCGATTGCATAGACTTCAGCGACGACTGAACCTTCTTTAGTTCCGCCGTAAACTTGGCGGTTTCCGCCGCGAAGTCGATCGTAACTGTGCCGGCACTAGCCACGGGTCACCTTCTTTCGCTTCTTTATGAATTCCCGTTGCTCGGCGGTGAGCGTGTCCGACTTGGACGCATACGGGTCGCGGTAGAAATCTCCGGGCTTGAAGGCCCGCGCTTTCTCTCCTCGCGGGGCAGAGTTGACGATCGTTGCGGCGATCATGCCCATCCGCCAATTCTCGACGTCACAGCCCCAAGGCTCGAAGGAAAAAAACGCCTTCCATAGCGTGAATTCCTCGGACGTCATCCGGTCCATTAGCTCGCCCAGCGTGCAGCCGAGGGCGAGACAGAGCCGCAGCGCGAGCCTCAGCTCGGGCTGCTCTCGGATTTTTTTTCGGCGTCGTCCTCCGCGGCCGTGCTGATCCCGGAGGCCTCGAGCACCTTCACCAGGATCTCGTCGGCGATACGCCCCGCGAGTTGCGCTGCTTCCTGCGCGCTCTCGAAGTAGTAGCGGCCGTCGGCGGTGAAGGTCGACAAGTACAGCATCTCGTGCTGCCCGAAGGGCTTGTCCTCGGATCTCGCCTGCATGTAGGCGATGCGCTCGGCGAGCGTCACCTGACGGGCGAAGATTTCCTCGTCTGGGAAGTCTTTCAGACGAATGCGGACAAGTTCCTTGCCCGCATTCAGGAGTTTGGACTTCACGGGGTACGGGTCACGGTGCCGTCGACAGTGATCTCGACCGAAACCGCGACTTCCTTCTCGTTCTCGACGTCTTCCCATTCCCACTTCGAGATGAAGCCGACGAAGTCCCACTGATACGCGCCCGTGTCCGGCGCGACGATGCGCCAGTTGCGGCGCGCGGTCGTGCTCGACGTGGTGTTCGCGTCGTTGTAAAGGGTCGTGTGGACGGCGTCTGCGGGGTCCCACACGAGGCGGAACGAGACGACGCGATCCTCAAATCCGCCGCCGACCTTCTTCGGATCAGGGGAATCGAGGGTTTTGAACGAGCTAACCGTGCGCACGTCGGACGGCAGCTTCAGGCTGCCGACGAGAGCGATGTCGGTGAAGGTGTCGGCGCCCGGCGCAGGCAGGCTCGCGCCCGTGGCCGCGCCGCGCTTGATGGTGGTGCCTTGGCCGGCGAGATAGGTCATGTTCTAGTCACTCCTGGTATACGAAGAACAGGTCGAGCCCTGTGCCCTTGATCAGTGCATCGCCATCGACGAAGGACACCTCGTCGGTAGTCGATTCGACGCGGGTCGAATGCACGACAGTCGACCCGATGCGACCGCGGAACCCGTTCAAGGTGTCCTTGATTGATGCGGCGATCTGGTCTGCAGTCAGGTAATCGGCGGCGAAGATCGCCACCCGGATCGTTGCGCGTGCGAGTAGCGGGCGACCGTCGAGCGTCGTCGGCTGCTGGCCGCTGATCTGCGAGCAGGCGATAAACGGCAGCACGACGTTCTGCGGAATGACCTGGTGATGCACCCGGCCGCCCGCGGCCGTGCCGCGCGTCGCAAGCCACTGGATCAGGTCACTCTGCAACATTGCGCCTCACCGCCCGCTCGACACGGCGAGCGATCTCGCGCTCGAAGATCCCGACCGCGGTCGCGCGGGTCGAATCGATAGCGCGCCGAAAGATGTTTCGTCCGGGCACCGAAGCCGTGCCGCGGGACTTGTGGCCCCACTCGACGAGGTGCCCCCAGAAAACGCCCTTAATCGGGCGCTTTCGCTTGTAAACGAGGTTGGCAAGCGACACGGCGACACGGTCCTTCGCCTTCGGGGCAACCGAGACCGTGAACCGCTGCCCACCAGAAACGAGCCCACGCGGGCGCAGGTAGACGCGCCGGATCGACTTCGCGAGCGCGCCGGACCCGCTAGGCCGCTTCGGGTCGGACGAGCCGATCAGCGCCTGCGCGTTCGACTTGGCAGCGGCCTCGATCGGCTTCGTTGCGGCGTAAAGGACCGACCGCATCACCTTCTCGCCACCGACCGAACCGAGCGTCGCAAGCCGGTCTTCGATATCGCGCAGACCTTTCAGCTTGACGTCAAAGGCGTCAGACATGCTCGGTACACATCAACTCGAGCGACCGATGCCGCTCGTCGCGGTCGATCACTGCATTGATGTCGAAGATCCGATCGGCACTGGTCGCCGGGTCGGTCCACTTCACCCGATGCTTGATCGTCAGACCGGCGTAATACCGAAGCGTGATCCGGTGCGAGACGTTGCCTTGCACCTGCTGGGAGGCGAAGAACTCCCGACCGCCCAGCGGTTCGACACCGGCCGATAGCGTGACCACATCGGTCCACGTATCGGCCGGCTCGTTGTAAGCGTTCGCGCCCCCGGTGCGTTCCTGAATGGTGACGCGATGCCGAAGACGCCCGGCACGCATCAGGCAACGCCGACGATCACGATGTCGTAAGTGACCGAGGTGCCCGCGCCGCTGTTGGTCAGCGTCAGCAGGTCGCCCGTGCCCGCGGTGACAGGGACGGCCGTGTTATCCGTGCAGGCCCACAGGAACATGCCGCCGGGGAGGATGTTCAGGCCGTCGCCCGCGGCCAGGAACAGCGGCAAGCCGTTCGAGGCGGGGCGGGTCAACTGCACGTTGTTCGTGTTTCCGGACGCCGCCTTGATGTAGATGCCCTTGATCTTCGTGAAGGTCAGGGTCGTTCCGAAAGCGTTGACCAGCGAGCCCGCGAGGTCGATGTTCTCGGTCGCGGACGCCGCGAGGGTGCGCTGGTCGGACCAGAATTGATTCGCCTGACCCGCCGCTGTGCCATCGGTCAACTGCACGTTGTTCGCGATGCTGATCGGGACCTTCACGTCGTTCAGGTCGAGCGCGGTGGTGAAGTTGCCGGACAGGGCGGCAGTCAGCGTGATATCGAGACCCATGTGGAATCCTCAGTAGAAAACGCGGTAGGGATAAAGCAGCGCATCCACGCCGAGCGGGAGTTCTGCCGGGGATTGACCGACGAGCACAGCCTCGCGGTTTTCGTATAGGTGGCCGACCAGCAGCAGGATTGCCGCCCTGATCGGCTCGGGAATCTGGGTATAGCCGGCGACGAACCGCACGGTCACGGCGTTCGGCTGGACACGAGGGGTCGGCCAGACCTTGCCGAAGGTCGGCGCGATGCAGGCCGGGGCGACGTCCTTGTCGAGCGCGTAGTCGCTGGCAGAGAACGTCTGCGTGGCGCCGGCGCTGTCGATGTACGTGATCGAAGTGATGGACTGAACCGGCGAGCGCGGCAGGCGCAGGACGCCATCCGCCGAGCCTGTTTCAGCCGGGAACCGCTCGAGCGTGAGTTCCCATGTCTGCGTCGCGAGGAGCAGATTCGTCTGACGCTCCGCGGACTGAATGGCAGCCATCAGATAGCCCGCAATCAGGCCGTCGTCATCGCTGCCAGCGATGCGCATATGCGCCTTCGCCTCTGCCAAGCTGACCGGCGACGCGGTCGGCCCCGTGATAAGACGCAGGCCCACGTCAGGCCTTCAGCGACCGGGCGTAGGCGACCGCCTCGGGGTGGTCGTCGACCGTGCCCGCGGCTTTCCACTGCGCGACGACGTCCGCAGGCGCTTCGATCACGCTGTCGGCCGCATGGGCCGTCTCACCATCGAAGAACGCAACGAGCACGCGCGCAGCAACCGCACCGGACGCGACCGGCGCGGGTTCCTTCTTCTTTGCCATGAACTACTCCTGCAAAGCAGGACGGCCCCGAAGGGCCGCCCCGCTTTGTTGACGCGATCTCAGGTCGCGCTGTTCTGGTAGTACTTGACCGACGCGCCCGACACGTCGACCAAGTTGCCACCGGTGCGCATCCAGGCCAGGAAGCCGACCTGCCCGAGCTTGGTGTAGGCCGAGTCCGTGAAGCGGAACATCTGCACCGACATCACGTCCCGGATCTTGTAGTTCTTGAAGGCGCCGAAGAGGATCGACTTCGCGTTCGCCGCCATCGTGGCGACGTCCTGGTTGACGATCACCGGCGAGCCGAGCAGCGTGTCCGGCGCGCCACCGGGGACCCCGGTCTCGAAGCCGGGCACGAAGATCGGACGCGACTGGCCGTCCTTGATCTTGCGCACAACCTTGATCGACGAGTCGGACATCATGAAGCCGACACCCGGCAGCCGGCGGTAGGCCGGATCGACCGCGTGCTGGAGGTCCACGAGGTCGTCGTAGATCACCGTCAGGGTCTGGCCGGTGGTGCCGACCTTGCCCGATGCCGCCGCGGTGACGATGCCGTTCGGCTGGCCCGAGCCGGTGCCCGTGGTGAAGTGCTGGTTCGTGATGCGACCCAGGCGCACGCCCAGGCGGCCGACGACGAGCGCCTCGATGTCGACGTTCGAATCCTGCAGGAGTTCGAACGGCACTGCGACGATCTTGGACGAGTACTTGTAGACCGGCAGCGAGACCACGCCGAACGACGGATCGGCGCCGGTGGCCGTGGTGTTCTGCGCGATCAGCTCGCCGACTTCCGCCGTGCCGTCCGAGGTCGGGAAGTTGATCTGCTCGCCCGAGTCGGTCGAGAACACGTCCGCCGCCTCGCGCATTCCGCCGTAGGCCTTCAGCGCCTGCACGACCGAGTTCGCCACCGTCGTCGGGACGGTGTGACCGCCTTCCGTGGTGGTCGTGGTCGACATGGTGTTGCGGATGAAGGCCCGCTCCTCGGCGCTGATCGCCTCATCGCCCTTGCGGAGCCACTTGACGTGGATCTCACGCTGACGGGCCGCGATCGACTTGGCGTCGCCGAGGCTCACGTTGCGGCTGTCGGCGATGCGCTCGACCTGCTGGGTCTCCGCGGCCAGAAGGTCGATCGCCTTCTGCTCGCGCTGGATGGCGCCGTCGATCGCCTCGATCCGCTCGAGGTGCGTGTCGTAGGCCTTCTGCTGGTCCGGGCCCCACTCCTTGCCGGGGTGCTTGTCGAGGAGATTGCGCACTTCCTTCGCGAGCGTGCCGCGCTCCTCCCGCAGAGCGTAGATCTTGGACATGTGGTCATTACTCCGTAGTGGAAAAAACAAAGGCGCCGCCCGGCGCCCTTTTCTTCGTTGCGCGGGAGACCGCGCGGACGATGGGTTACAGCGTGCGAGCCAATCGCACCGCCGCGTCGTATTCGGGGAACGTCTCCGGCTCGACAGGCGCCTCGGCCTTTGCCTCGGGGGCCGGGGTCTCACGCAGCGCCGCCGGCGCCTTGTCGTAAGCGTCGAGGTTCCAATGCGCGTCGGCGGTCTTGAACTCCGCCGCCTTGCGATCAGCGAAGCCGTTGGCGATCGCCTCGTCGGCCGTCATCCATGTCTCGGCCGCCATCCACTGGGCGATCTGCTCGGCGCTCTGCCCGGTCTCAGCGGCGTACTCGCGCACCAGCTCGGCGTCGATCTTCTCGAGCAGGTCTGCCATTGCCCGGAAGTCGCCGGCGTTGCCGCCAGCGATCGACCAGGCCTGGTGGATCATCAGGAATGCCCCGTCCGAGATCTCGACCTCGGCCGCTGCGGTCGCGATGTAGGACGCTGCAGAAGCCGCGAGGCCGTCGATATGAGCGACGATCTTGCTCTTGTGACCGCGTATGGCAGTCGCCATCGCGCGAGCCTCGAAGACGTCGCCGCCGGGCGAGTTGATCCGCAGGTGAATGGTCGGCTGAGTCAGCGCCGACAGATCCTTCACGAACTGCGACGCCGAGACCCCCCAGAAGGGATCGATGACGTCGTAGACGTAGACCGTCGCCTCAGCTTCCGACGTCTGCAGGCTGTACGCCTTCTTGGCCGTCTGGTTGTTGCGGATCAGTGCCATCAGACGATGGGATATCGGGGTTCGCATTGCTTTGCGCCTGCATGGTGAAGAGTTCGTCGGCCCCCTCGATCTCCTCGAGGTTTTCCAGGTCGCGGACTTCGTTGACGGTCATCCAGCCCGGGCCGTTGTTCCCGCCGAGCGCCTGTCGGTAGTACTCCGCACGGCTCTTGGCATCGCCGCGCAGCAGCCCGTTGACGTTGAACTCGGTGAAGAATCGCTCGCGAACCGGCCAGATCTTCCGGTTCAGTTCCTGCTCAATCCGCCGAAGGTGCGGCTGCAGGGTGTACTTCACGAAGCCGAGACTCTGCTGCTCGATACCCGAGCCCCACGAACTGGTTTTCTCGTTCTCGCCGATCATGAACGGCGGCACGCCGAAGGCCCGGGCAATGTCGATCACCTGGAACTTGCGAGCCTCGATCAACTGCGCATCCACAGGGCTGATCGACAGCGGCTTCGCAGTGATGCCGCCCGCGAGCACCAGCGGGAGCGCCGCCTGGCCGCGGCCGTTCGCATCGATCGGTCCGTAGCGCTCGACGAACTGCTTCCGAAGCTGATCGACCTGCTCTTCCTGCAGCTTCAGGCCCGCAGGTGCCTCGAGCGTCATGCGAGGCTGTAGGCCGCTGGTGAACGTGCTGGCCGACTGCTGGTCCGCCGCGATTGCCACGCCGATCGCCGTGCGCGCCGCGTTCTGGATCACCGAGAGCGAGCGCTCGCCGTTGAACCCGAGGCCTGGGAAATGGAGCATGTCTCGGGCTTCGACGCCGAGGGTCTCCTTGTTGTCCGCGACCGCGTAGATCTGTCGGTAGTCCCATCGGCCAGTGCGGATGGTGCGGATCGAGACCGCGCGCGGGTCGACCGGGATTAGTCCGGTGATCCGGTTGTTCGGGTTGCGGCGGATGACGGCAAAGCCGTCCCCGTACAGGAGCTGCGAAGCGACCACGTATTCCCACATGGCCGCCGCGGTCATGTACTCGTTCGGCTGCTCGTTGAGCAACCACCAGAGTTCGTGCTTCGTCGGCCGGCGGGTCTCCTCGAGGCGCTCGAAGATCGGCAGCGGAAGCGCGGCGATCGCGCCGGCGATCAGCCTGACGCAGGCGAACACCGCCGAAACCTGCATCGCCGCGGCCGGGGTGACCTGCACGCCAGCGACTCGCTCGCCGATCGAGAAGAAGTCCTGGACGCTGTCGAAGGTCAGCGAGCCGACCGGGACAGTCTCGTCGCGGACGTTCCACCGCTCGAGGGCGCCGGCGAGGTGGTCGAGGTTCACAGGCCGACCGCCAGCACGCCGGTGAAGTCCTGCGCCACCATCGCCCGCCCGAGCGCGGTGATCGCGGCGATCACGCCGTCGATCTTGTTCTCGGGCCGCTCCTTGCGCGGATAGATGTTTTCCTTCGCGTCTGTGTGACAGACGACGTTCGATACCATCCACGTCAAGACGGGATCTCCGTTGTGATGAAGACGCCCCGACCGAGCCAGGGCGTCGAGCTCTTTCATGGGCGCCGAGAAGTTGCCGACCGTGTTCCGGAACTCGACCGTCGTCGCGCCGTTGGCCTGCAGGCGCTGCGCGAGCTGCGTCGCCTGCCAGGGGTCATAGGCCACTTCGGCGACCTGGTGCGCGCTCGAGATCGCCAGCACGTCGTCCTCGACGGCCTGGAAGTCGAGCACGTCGCCCGGGGTGACCGTGACCAGGTCTTGCGTCGCCCAGCCGCGGTACTGGCTATTCCGGCCGTCGTCGATCGCCTGCTCCGGCAGGAAGTACCGGCCGAACAGGTAGTAATGCGCCTGCCCGTCGATCACCTTCGGGAAGATCGCGACGCGCGCGGCCATGTCGGTCTTGCTCGCGAGGTCTAGCCCGATGTAACAGGGCTCTCCCGCGAACCGCTCGATCGTCAGGTCGGGGTCCGCGCATCGGTCCCACGCCCGCATGTCCATCCAGGCCTGATCGGCGTTTACCCAGACGTCGAGGTGCTTCGTCTTGAAGTTCGCCTGGGCCGCCGGCATCTGCATCGCCTTCGCGGCGAGCTGCGCCACGACGTCGGGCTGCACGCTGACGCCCCAGTTCGGATTCGCCTTGCGCCACGACGTCTCGTCGGTCCAGTCGTCGCCGTCGTCGATCGTGTAGATGATCCCGAAGTGCGACTCGTCCTCGATCACGCCCGACAGGACCTTCGTCGTGTAGGTGCGCAACTCGTAGCAAATCCCCGCCCGATCGCTGCCCGCGGTCGTGATCGACCAGAGCATCGACTGCGGGCGCTTGCCGGTGCCGGTCTCGAGCACGTCATAGACCTCGCGGGTCTTGTGCGCGTGCAGTTCGTCGACCGCGGCGAAGTGAATGTTCAGGCCGTCGAGCGAGTTCGAATCCGACGCGAGCGCCGTGAACTTAGAAGCCGTCGAACTCTGCACGATGTCGTGCGCCAGCACCTCGACGCCGAGTTCGCGGCAGAGTTCCGGCCGCCGCCGCGCCATCGCCTGCGCGTCCTTGAACACGATCCGCGCCTGGTCGCGCGTGGTGGCGGCCGAGTACACCTCGGCGCCGCCCTCGCCGTCCGCGAAGGCCGCCTTCAGGCCGACGCCCGAGGACAGGGTCGACTTCGCGTTACCGCGCGGGACCTCGATGTAAACCCGCCGGAATCGCCGCGTCCCCGTCGACCGCTTCCGCCATCCGAAGACCGTGGTCAGGATGAAACACTGCCAGCCCTCGAGGCGGATGTTCTGACCCGCGAGCGGTCCCTTGATGTGCGGCAGTTCCTCTGCGAACTCGCACCACTCGCCGGCCTCTTCCTCGTCGAAGAGGTACGGGCCCGAGGTCGCCCAGGTCCGCAAGTTCCGCCGCTGTCGCTCGACCGCCTGCTTCACGAACTTGCAGGCCGGGATAGTCCCCGCCTTGACCGCGTCCATATAGGCCAGGGCGCGGACTACGTAGCGGTTAGTGAACTGGGGACGGATCCTTCCGGGCTGCGCTGACTTTCGCCGCGAACTTCGAGAAGGGGCTGGCTTGCTTTTCCTTGGGGGCATGAACCTTCGATGCATCCGAGGGCGTCATGCCCATCCGTGAGAGACAAGTCACCAGCAGCGCGCGATTCGCGCTCGACATCCCGACCGCGTCCGTCCGCTCTTCGTGCTTCAGCAGACAAGCCGTCTCAACCAGCCAGCGGTCACGGATCCGAAGCACGCCCAGCGGAGCGATGTCGGCGAGCTCGAACCAGATCGCCTTCAGGTCTTCAGACCAGCCCGGCGGCGGTTCCCCGAGCGGCCCGGCCGTCTCCGGATCCTTCCGGCGCCGCTGAGGATTCTTTCGAAACGCCCCGCGCAGTTCCAGATCTGCGGTCGGCTTCCTCGGACGTGCCATCAGGCGGTTTCCATTTTGGGGACACGCAAATTCGAG